ATATCCGTTTTGTCTTCATTCGCCAACAACTCAGCCTGATGGTACAATTAATAGTAGTCGTATTAGATTATTTCAGGTTGATTTAAATGTATTTCCGTTACCTAGTAATTCATTTTATCTCTATAATATTACAATTTATGTTGAGAACTTGAATTGGGTTAATGTATCTGGTGGAACAGGTGGGCTCAAATATGCGCTATAATTACTCTATGACGCGCATGATATGTTATATTGCGTGATGTGTTGGCTATATTAAATTCGTTAATGAATTTAGAATGTCTGATGACGATAATATAGAAGATGAGTCTTTTTTTACAAAGTTTACTAATTTAATTTTATTTAAAATTAATAATGCTGTATCAGACCCTAATGCTGACAAATATGCTGCAGAAAGGGCTAAAAAGAAAGAAGAAAAAGAAAAAAAAATTGCTGCTGCCAAAATTAATACTACGGTTGATACTAGTAAATCTAATCCAAATCAATTTAATTTTAAGAGATTTTTTAATAAAATTATAAGTCAAGCTACAAAAATTAGTATAATAATATTTTTTCCATTCATAGCACTTATGTTGGCAATGATTGTAGCAAATGAAATGATTGTATATTCAGTACCAGTACGTATTATATTTTTTATTTTTACATTTTTAGTTTGCTTTTTAATACCACCATTGTCTATTCTATTAGGATTCTTTTACCTTTTGAAAGGTGGATATAGTTATTATATTAATAATATGACTGGTAGAACCGATAAGGTACTAATTATGCCGACAATTTATGCATTACTTCCAATAACTACATATACACCAGAATCATCAATCTTAAAGTTCTTTTACTATCCGTTTAGATATCCAAAGTCAGATATTTCTGCAGCAGAAATACCAAAAACAATGGGGGCATATTGGAAGGAGTTAAATGAATCATTTAAAGATTTAGATAAAGTCAAGAATTTACCAATTTTCTCTAACCAACTTAAAAATTTAGAAACAAAATTACTAAAAAAATTACATGATTCATCAAAATTTAATTCTACACCACCAGTAAAAGTAGTAGCAGCAGCAGTACCAGCAGCAGCAGTACCAGTACCAGTACCAGCAGCAGTACCAGTACCAGCAGCAGTACCAGTACCAGTACCAGCAGTACCAGCAGCAGTATAAAATAAAGAATATAAAATGTATATATCTATTGATAATAGAAATGATAGAAGTGTCTGTTGTAACACCAACATATAATCGACGTATGTTTATTCCAACATTAATCGATATATATCGAAACCAGACATTTTCAAAGGAAAATATGGAGTGGCTAATTATGGATGATGGCAGAGATAAAGTGGAGGATTTGTTTACTGAAGCCGCAAAAACTATACCAAATATTAGATATATTCGCAAGGATGAAAAGATGCGAATTGGTGCAAAAAGAAATGCTCTAAATAAAGCAGCACAAGGAGCCATAATTATCGCAATGGATGATGATGATTATTATCCACCAGACAGAGTATCTGCCGCAGTTGAAGCCTTTAAAAATAACCCCAAAATAAATATAGCAGGAAGTTCAGAAATGAATATGTATTATCTTGATACAAAAAAGCTATATACAATTGGCCCATATCATAAAAATCACGCCACAAATGGAACAATGGCATGGAGAAAATCATATTCAGATACGCACAAGTATGACGAGTTTGTAACAAAAGCAGAAGAAGGCACTTTTCTTCAAGAATTTAAACACCCCATGATACAATTAAATCCTCTAAGTACAATTCTTGTTATATGTCATACAGATAATACTGTTGATAAGAGTGAATTACGAGAAGAACATCTGGCACAAGTAGGCACATTTCAGTCAAAGTTTAAAGAATGCTCGTATAAATTAGAAGATCTAGTTAAGGACAAGAAGATACGCGATTTTTATCTAACATTATAAGCGCCAGTGCCTAAAGGTTATTAATAAAGAAATAATAATTAGATAGAATGGACGAGGGTTTTTTGTATGAGAAATTAAATGTTTTAAACACTGCGTATAATAATACAATTATACCAGGAAAAACACCGGCTATTGCGTCAGTAATTAAAACACCTCTATTTCGGCATCAGGCTACACTAGTAAATGGAATGCATATATATCGCGATAAAATGACTCGTGGGTTTTTAATGGGCAATCAAGCAATAAATGGAAAAATTGGAATAATCGGCGATCCTGCTGGTACAGGAAAAACATTAAGTATTCTGGCATATTTAGTATCGCAGGTTGCCACATTCCCAAGAATAACTTGCGAACTAACAAATAATTCCTCGAAGTACTTTTTCTCACATGAATTATATCAATTATCTGACGCATTATCAACTAATTTGATTATTGTACCCCACAGTTTATTTAATCAATGGCGACAAGAAATTGCTAAACATACAACAATTTGCCTTAATGGTGATGCTACAAAAGGCAGATATATCGCTATTGAAACAAAACGACTTATTCGCGCAGGAGGAGATTTGGCTCAGAATATGATAAATAGTAATTTCGTATTAACAACAAATAAATGTTATAAGTATGTACAAGAATACGCACAAGAGCATGGTATTCAATGGAATAATGTAGTAATTGATGAAGCATCTGCGATATATATTAATTCATCGGATCCTCCATTAAAATTCCAGTTTTTATGGCTTGTTACAAATAACTGGATTCCACTAATTTTAAAGAATGCGTCTATAGTTAAGAATAGCTTATATTTTCTAAGAGATAGAGTAATACTCAATAAGGAACTAGAAAGTTGGTTAGTTGACTCCGCCTCTCCACATTATGAGGGTCAATTGGCATCTTCCTCGTTTTTCAAGGATTATTTGCCATTTTTTCATCAGAATAGAGGATGTATTGTTTTAAGAAACTTTACAGATGTAATTTATAGAAATATTAACTTACCACCAGTCATAAAAGACGTGTTACAATGCCGTCCAAACATGAGTTTAAATACACTAATAAGTTACTATTTGGCAAGAAATATTGAACCTAATATAACTTCTGCTAAAATTCCAAATATATTTCAAAGTCTAAATGTACAATTTAAAAATGTAAATGAATATTTAACAACAGCCCCTCTTATAAAACATTCTATGATAAGAAGAAAAGTAGAAGATAATGAATGTATGATCTGTTTGGAGCCTGCTGAATATCCAACACTTGTTGGATGTTGTTATAATTTATTTTGTGGTAAATGTGTATTAAGAAATATGATAACAAGTCATAGATGTCCAACTTGTAGAGATGATTTATCAGTTGAAAATATTTCCTGTTTACAGGAGTTAACAGAGGGAGATAGAATATTATCAAAAAATAAAACAGAGATATGTCTCGATATATTAAATCAAAATAGAAATGGTAAATTTATAATATATTCATCATTTGACAACATTTATTATCAGTTATTTGATGAAATTGACAGATTAGGACTAAAAGCAGAAAGAATAGAAAGCAATCTATTTTCACTACTTAAAACAGTAAAGAATTTTCAAGAGGATAGAACTAATATAATATTTGTATCAAATATTGATTTAATAAGAGGCTTATCACTATCATCTACTTCGCATCTGATTTTTTTCCACGAACTGCCCGTTTGCGAACTAAAGCAGGTTTTAATACAGGCGGCGCAACGGATTGGTCGCCGAGAGCCTCTGAAGGTAATTCATCTGAAGTCTGAGATTCAAGTTTAACACCGAGAGTATCATATAACTTACCTGTTTGATGTGTAGCCCATTGTGTTACACATCGAAAAGGAATATTATTCTCATTAGAAACACGATTCATCTCCTTCCAGGCATTAAAGAGTGCGGATTGTTTAGTTAATACAAGTGTATACTGTAGTTCAGAACAATCAGGAATTTTGCTAGGTTTTTCATACTTCTGTAAATAAAGATTGGGGTATTTTAGTTTTAGGCGATAGGAGAGGGGGAGAAGATTCCAGCATTGATGGAAAAAAGCCCAGAAGTCAGCTCTATCACTCCACCGCAGATATTCAAGAATCTCCTCATACACTTCAAATGGAACTTTCTCCAAAAATAAGGGAAGATTTTGATGAAATAACAGGCCGGCCAGATTCGCATCCTTAGTTTCAAGATCTAATTCGTCATTTTCCCCCCAATTTTCAAATAAAGTAAACCATGCCGCCCTAATAGCCACATGAATATTTTTGTCTAAACTCTCCTCTTTTCCTTGAATGTAATGCCCGTTCTTATCAGTATAAATTAAACTTTGAGAAACCTTGCGAATATCACCTAATTGATATAAATGATCTGGAATGTCCTTCTTAAAGAATTCTATTAGTTTCTCCTTCTTAGGCATAGAAACATAATGGACGCTACAGTATTTTAGAAGCTGCTGCATAATCCGACCCTCCAAAACATTACAAATTAAAATTAGCGGACAATCCTCTGCGAAGTTTCTTTTAGATTTTAGATAATCAAGTAATTCCTGAAGTCCACCTTTCTCACCCTGTGATAATCCATCCATTTCATCTAATAATACTGCCCGCCCATTAGGTGTTTCAGGATGAATCCACTTTGATACACCTGTTTCAATAAGAAGAGGCATAATTGTCTGACGAAAAGACGAACCTGTGCGTGTATGACTGGCATTAAACTCTTGAATCCAATATTTGGCCTGTTTACAAATGCGATATGCCATTGTTGTTTTACCCACACCAGGTGAACCAATTAGAAGAAAAGCGGGGTGAGTCCGTGTTTTAAGCCATTTTAGCATAGCTTCTTCTATTTCTGGATGAAGACATGCTGTCTCTGTCTCAGGTAAACTACTGCGAACCATACTATCACATTAATATTCAATTCTCTTTACATTCAAACGCGCTTATTAAGAGACCGCTTTCTAGTGTTGTTAGCCTTTTTACGTCTTTCTTTATACAGTCTATCAAGCTCATCATGCTTTCTATAAAAATACATTGCAGAATCAAACTCCTCGTATTTAAACGTTTCTTCAAGTCCACCAATGATAGTGAGAGCATAAATATAATTAGTTGGACTCTTAAAGCGAACTACTGAAAACTTGGCATTAAGTGCCTCCATTAGATAGGGAATTACATTCATGTCTTCTTTACTAAATCTAACAACTGGTTGAAACAACTTTTTTACTGTAGTTTTTGATTCAAATAATGGCATGTATCTATCTTTAACAAACTTATATGACGCTTTATTCATATCATTTAGCCAGACAAATTCATTTTTTTGTAAATTGTAGTTTCCAAAAATAGTAAAGAATTCTGGGGTTTTTTTGAGAGTAGCAAACTTTTTAGAGGATTCATTAATTTGTCTCTCCAAATGTTTTTCACCAAATATATTAACAGTCTTGAAAAGGACTTTATCTTTTTTCGTCCACATTATTATATTATACTATATTAATTATATATTTTTAAGTCATTATATGAAGTAAAAATATATATTAATGCATTTAGCGGTAATCGAAACCGCGTTGTTACCTTGATTCCATTATGGAAGGGTAAAGTTCTGCCACTAAACTATAAATGCTTTAAGGGTAAGAGTTTGTTTTTCTCCTTCCACTCTATCCGTAGATTGTTTTAAGATAATTTTTACGCAGAGGGCTTAGGGCAGCCTTCTGGAATGATAGTACCATCTGGTGCTACAGATCCGCCTGGCATAATGCAGCTTTCACCGTTTGTAATTCCCTCCCAGGTTAGACCAGCAGTTATAGCTCTTGTGCAGAGTTCCTGATTTTTAGCATTAGTATCGGAGCTATCAGTTTGTAGAGAGAAAAAGTATAGATTATCAGTTGGTACTTTAGTAGCATCGTTTACTGCCTCCTTTGGAAACACCTTTAATCCTCCATTTTTACTAACACCAACTAAATCGATACATGTATTCTGTTTTACACCATTGACATCGCGGCCGTAATATACTAAATAGTCAGGGCATGTATTGATCGTAGGGGGCCAGGGAACCGGAGTTTTAGCAAAGAGTGATCCAGGGCTGAACCATTTAAGTCCAAATATGACAAAAATGGCGACAGCGCCCATAAAGAATAAAACGGCTGCTAGTGTTTTACCGCCATTAAAAGCTGTAAGTGTGCCTCCTGTAATTACAGAAATTGCGCCAATTACATAGATTACTAAACCTATATTAAATGCCTGGCCGCTATAAACAAATATGAGTATTAGAACAGTTATAACTATGGCGATTCCTAAATAGGTAGTGAGCATTTCTCTAATATCTTATAACTATTTTATGATTCATTTTTAGATTAAATGTCCAATAACTTTTTTTACTGAATACTCCGCCGGTCTTATATGATGTTTACCATCAACAGTACAATCAAAATCTAATACAGGTCTCAACATATATTCAGGAATCTTTTGATAAGCTCCTACAATACCACCCACAATTGCGGCATTTGTATCAGTATCACCACCCTTCATCAATGTAATCTTAATAGATTCTTCAAACGAAATATGAGGATTCCGTAAAAAATAAATTGCCATTACAAATCCCCAACGAACATGCCCTATTTGTTTTGTAGCATCCATATTAGTTATATTAAGTGATTCTTCAAAATACCAATACTTAACTTTATCTGAAGTTATTTTATCATTTACAAAAGCATTAGTTAATTCAAGTGTTTCTTGTGGTGTCTTTCTTTTAAGTATATGAATAATAGCAAAAACATAAATCATATTTACTTCCTGGCAGACAATAGATGGATGAGATAATCGAGCATCTCCCTTGGCATATTCGATACCCATTTTAATAGTTGCGTTAGGTGTAGTAGCAATCCAAGTGGCAATTGCGGTAGCACGCATAAGAGCACCATTAGCTTCAGATTCTTCATTTGTTTTTTCAATAAGATCTTTACACTCTTGAATTGTATGAATATTTTGGTCGTTTAGAAAGTCATTAATAGCTTCAAACGCAATATTACAAGTCAGACCCATATCAAAAGGTAAAGATTTATACCAATCTCTATAGCCTTTCATAAGTGTTAGGCTAATAGGCATTTGACACGTCCATTTACTTAAGTCTGAGGCATTTGAGGATACAGTTTCTAAAGCATATCCCCATACACTGTCAGTTTCAAATGAAAAGCAGTCTATAATAGGAGCTAGATGAGTGGTATCAATGGAACTGAAAGAGTGCCACAAAGTAAGGGTTAATTCTCCATCATCTGTAATTTGGCCTGGACCAACACGCATATTGCCACCTCCAGGCATTGTCATAGCTTTAAGAGCCATTTCTTCGGTAATCTCTTTATGGCAGAATTCTAAAGTAGCACCCGCCGCATCACCAACAAGGGCGCCTAACATAGAATTCATCATTTTAATCAATATAAGGTAAATAGATTTTAGGCCGACCATAAAAAATAATAAAATATTTATTAAATATTAAATTATGTCAAAAATTAGCAACTAAATGTAAATAGTAATACAATAAGTATAACCAATTTACATCTGGCCGCCAGCAAGGGCGTACGCATTCGTTATCACGTTCGTGCCCGTTACACCCGCAACAGACACAGGGATGAAGAACGTGAGGTAATCAGTGTAGACATCAGGGGTGTTAGCGGCTCCAAGTACACCAAACGTGGTGCCAGACGTGCCACCAATAAAGCCCTGCGCCGCCGAAATCTGGGCCGGCAGTAGGAGCTGAACCTGGCGGAAGTAGCCGGCGCTACCAGTGAGAGACGACACAGGGGCAAAGACGGTCTTTCCTAGATCGCGGAGAACTAAGTTGCCGGCGGCGCCCGCAGCGTTCACCGTTTGGGCGAGAGACGCCTGTAGAGCGGCAGATGCAGTCTGCATGTAGCCAGGGGGGTAGTTGCCCACGTAGTTGGCGGATGTAGGAACAAACTCAAATACCATCGTGCTGGTGGCGCCTAGAACCGTCGCGGCATTGTAGTAGGTTGTGGATAGAGGAACTTGACGGATGAAACGAGTTACAGAAGACATTTTATAATCAGAGCTTAGAAAAAAAACACGCGAGGTGGTTAGAATGTCTTCATCTGCTGGCGCTCCACTCTCTGACTTTCAGCTCCCGTATACCGCCTATGGTTACGCCGGCCAAAACGGTCGTGTAAACTTAAATTCAGTCCCGAATGCTGGCGGTGCCTCCGTACCGGATTCGGCAGGCTTCTCTTTTCCAAAACAAACTGAAGTAAATTTTGCCTCTGATATGCTCCGGGGCAACTGGGACCATACAGCTCTTTCTGACGCATTCTTTACTCGAAAGAACGTGGATATAATCCAGTTCGAAATCCAGAAAGAGGTCTACCGTATAAGCGGCCCCAAAAAATGGGCTATTGGACCCCAAGATGTAGATGAAATTAAGATGATTATGCGGGCAATGTATTTACAATATGGTAAAAATAATCCGTTTAATATTGAAGGTCAGCTTGAAGAACTCAATCAACTAGTTGTTAAATGGTCTGTACCCCGTATAATGTCCGAAATCGAACAGTATAATTACTACCTTAATGATATTTCACACTTACCCGTCCCCCTCCAACAACCAATGAGTATGTCCTCCGCCGGTACCAAATCACTCCCCTTCCAACCTCAAATGTAATCCTTTAATTCTTTTCTATATTATACTATTATAATTCCCTCTTATACAACTAAAAATATAATATTCTACTAAGATATTTTTAGTTATTCATTATACCCCGCCAGTATTACTTCTTAGCAATTACAGGCTTTTTCTTCTTAGCTCCTGGAACATCCGACTTTGTAACAGATGTTGCCTCACTAGCTCTTAAAACGGACATAGCCTTCCATGCTTCCTCAAACTCATCCAAATCTGATATCCATAGGGATGAGGCAGTTTCAGCCTCTAATCGGTCAATCTCCGCCTGTTTATCCGAAATCTGTCTATCAAGCTCCACAACTGCCGCCTGTTTTACACGGTCAATCCGCATCTTTACACAGTATTCATACGAATCATATTCATCGGGCGCCCCAGGATTTGACAGAGGAGGAATATCACAGATTTTAAGTTGCTCCACAATCTCCTCATCCGTCTTCTTCTGAAGTACAAGGCGATCGTCAAGAATTGCCTGAATAAAGCGCCGCCGTGCATCGAGCTCAGTAATCTGCTTCTTAAGTGTTTCTAGCCCAGCCTGCCGCCGTCCCTCATACAAAGGAAGTCGCTTCTCCACAAATTCCTCCAAGATATCACCAATTGTCTTATACTTTACAATGTTAAAATCCGCATTGAAGCAGGTCATATTAGTAGTCTTCCAATTACTTGTGAGCTTGAACCGCTTCTCAAACTTCTCCTTATCAGCCTTTACCGCGTCATATCCATCCTCTGTAAAGTATAGAACGAACTTCACATCAATATCATTATAGAGGTCATCAAATCCCTTAATACCGAGTGGCTCAACTTCCTCTTTGCCCCCCTTTGACCCCTTGGATGATACACTACCTTTTTCTACTTTTGTAGCTTCACGTTTGGCCTCCCTAGATTTCTTATCATCATTCTCACATAGCTCATCTAGGAATGCCTTATAATCCTTCGTCCAAGTTCCCACTGGAAGTTCGGTAATAGTAATGGATTTATTTGCGTCATTAAATTCGTACAGGCCCTTTGTAACCCACGTACATTCATCCGAGCGGCGAGTAGTTCCCTTAAATCCCCACCACCAAGGATCCAAGGGTCGATTGGCAAGAGTATCAATGCTGCCGTGTAGTCGATGGCGAAGTAGTGTTACAATATCACTGGGATTATGAGGAGGAATATCCGTCGAATAACCCGTGCCGATACCAACTGAACCATTGATTGCAAGCAGAGGAACCACTGGTATATAGTATTCGGGTTCAACAAGCTCGCCATCATCATCAAGATGTTTCAATAGACATGCATCCTCCTTTCTAAAGATTTTACCAAGAATATCCTCCATATATGTGTGAATATAACGCGGCGAAGCCGCATCTTTACCACCAAGTAGCCTTGAACCGAACTGCCCCACAGGTCTGAGTAGATTGATATTATTGGCTCCTACAAAGTTCTGCGCCATGCCGACAATAGTTCCATTCAAAGATGCCTCACCGTGGTGATATGCCGCATGTTCTGAGACATAACCAGCCAGTTGTGCTACACGGATTTCCTCCCTGAGATTACGCTTGAAACAACTATAAAGAATCTTGCGCTGAGAGGGTTTGAGTCCATCAATTAGATGTGGCAATGAGCGGATATTGTCCGCATTACTAAAGTGAATAAGTTCATTATTTACAAAACTGGTATAATCAGCCTTACCATCTTGAGGAATAAGCATTAAAGTGGGGTCATATCTGCTGAGCCATCTCTTGCGATCATCCGCCTGTTTTTTGTTAAAGGCCAGGTTGATGGATTCATCAGTCTTATCGTCCCACTCATACTTAATCTCATGTAGATTCTGGAACCATTCACGGGCCTCTGCTGGAGTAGACGTACCCAACCCCTTATAATACTTAATCTTCCATCCGCTCATTGACGCCGTCTCAGCCTTCCATTTGTTGAATTCTGGCATAGAATAGAATGATATGGCAGATTTGCCCTTAAACGCCTTTAGAATGGGAGTCAGAAGTGTACAAAGGAATCCATCACGCATTAGGCCAGGCCACTCAGCATGAAAGAGATCCATAAGCAG